TCTCCTTCATTCTTTCAAAGAATTCTGTAATATACTTGTGAATACTTGGTGCATTTCTTGGTAATAGCGCTAGACCTGTACCAATACCGTCTGCGGGTACTACGACTGTCTTTCCCTTCTTCAACTCGTCTTCAACACGATCAAGATCAGGTTGTGCTGTTGCTAACCACTCGTCGAAGTCTGTTTCCCAGTAGTAAGCAGCATAGTTGTAGTTAGGATGCCGTTTAGTGATCACTCCAATAGCATTAGGCTGACCTCGACAAACCCTAGCTTGGCCACCTGTTCCTCGTCTGTCACTGTTGTCACCAAAGACAAAGTACTTGTCACTCTCCGAGGAGACCAATTGAGTCGTGTACCACTTCTCCGTCTTTATTGGCACGATAAGGTTCCTTGTTTTGAAAGTTAAAATGAAATAGAATTCTTCGAATGTCATCTACAGCTAAAACTACTCGATCAGTAGAAACACGAGGATAGCCCTCGGGATCTAGTGTTTTAGTACGAAGATAGTCAATAAACTTCTCATCAATTTTCATACCATTTCCTCCAAGACCAACGACCAGTAACTAACCGGAATAGATGTTGTTCATACTTTACTTTCTCTAGCTTACCTATTTTTTCCCAAAACTCTTCGTTTCCTATATAGTGTTTAGCTTCTTCAATTAGTTTATCTCTATGAAGATAAGTCCTATTGTTGCAAAAGAGAACCAAAAAGAGATAATCCCTAAGCTAATAAGAAGACTTAGAATAGGATCAACCATGTTTGTACTTTCTCAAGTAATGTTTCAATCTTCGTTTGTGTTGCTCAGTAACAGGTTCAGTAACCTTCCAGGTCACCTTGTCGATGAAGCGGTTAATGAACTCGTCGTTTTTACTAGGAGTTTCAGCTACTACTTGAGACCAAGTCTCAGCAAAGCTTAGTCCTCCAACAGAGTAATACTGCTCAAGAATGATAAAGACAAAGTTTTCTTTACCTTTTTCCTTGATCAGATCGTTAAGGTAGGAGCTAGAACTTGTGTAAGACTTCCAATTAGACTCTTGACCTTTGTTCAGCTTGCCCCTACCTTTGTAGTTTTTCTTACCAATGTATTTTTGATTGGTTTCTTTGTATACTATGAGATAGACAAAGCCGACCGCACGTTCAGGATCTAGTGTTAACCCTGTGTGGTCCCAATGGCTTGTCTTACTCAATTACCTCTATAGTCATGAAAACTCCTTCTTGACCCTTTCCCAATAATAAAGTTCTGCTTTCTCGAAGCTAGCAAAAGACCTCGAGAAGTAAAACTGATTCTCAATCCACAGTTCTACTTTATAGCTAACTGGTGGACCAACCAAACGTGTAACAGAAGCGTAACGACCTTTATTCAGTGGATATTCCAGAACGATCATTCATAAAGCTTTCTTTGAAGCGGTCCATAGTGAACCAGTCATAGTCTTTTCTTTGCAACCAGAGTAGTTTTCCGTTTGCAAGAAAGTAGTTTTCCCAGTCTTTGTCATAGGTCATGAAGTAGTGATCTAATACGGTAGAAGCTGCTTCAAGCACTGTAGTACAAGAGTCAATGATCTTCTCAGCCTTGATAGGACCATACTTAGGTAAACCGGGAATTTTGTCCATAGCGTCTCCCATCAACAACTGCTTTAGGAAGAAGCGATCTGCTTGCTCTTGGTCTACAATGTAGTACCTTTCTTTGTTGTACTTCGGATTGTAGTGAATACCAGATAACTGATCCATATCTTTGTCAACAGTTACGATAACACAGTTGTCGCCTAACTGTCGGCTAAGGATACCTAAGAGGTCATCGGCTTCGATGTTATCACCAACGACTACTTCGTCACGTTCATACAAGAACTCCTTAACTTTAATAAAGTGTTCAGGTTTTTCTTTACGACCCTTGACTCGCATTGTAGTCTGCTTGTAGTCAGGGTACATGTCGTCTCGGTAGTTCTTACCGTTTCTTGGACCTACTGCGATGATGCACTCATTGCAAAAAGCACCATCTGTATAGTCTTCAATGTTATACTTTAGCTTGTCTACTGCTGCTTGATAGTTTGTAGTCTCCCACAAAGTAGCATGCAATAACACATCACCATCAATCAACGCTATCAAGTTCGTCTACTACCTCTAATTTAAAATCGATATCAATTCGATCTTCTAGAATTTCAAGAAGATTTCCAATTTCATAGAACACATGTTTACCTTTGACAAAGGCTTCCTTTGATGGAGCAATCGTAAGACTGCAGTCGTAAGAATACAACTCGTCGAATACTACATACTCTTGAAGTCCTTTAGGTAGTGTATGGATGTTATCTGACAGGAAGTCACATAACTGGTAATACTTCTCTGCTGAAATAAAATCTTCATTACGGATAATACAGTACTGGCAAAAATGGTAAAAAAGGAGTGCGTGTTCTACGCACCCCAATTTGAGTGATTTATCTAGTTCCCGTTCGTACTCTGCCTTAGTATAGTATTCAGGGTAGACTTTCTTAGTTGCCGACATTTGCTCGCACCATTGCTGAGAGGATTGCTTTAGTATGATCAGTATCAGGATAAAGCCAAGAAAAAATATCTTTAGTATAGTCTACACGACTAAGACCATTAGAATCCCAATTAAAGCTATTCTTATTTGTTTCATGGAATAGTTTGAACTTAACGCCTTGACCACGCTTTAGCGCAGTATTTAGAAACTCACGTAACAGATGTGTAGTCTCTCGTTTAGTGATATCCCACTTAACTGGCTTAGAACCACCATAGAGTGTTAGGATACCTTTACTAATGTTTAGATAACCGTCTTTACCTTGAAAACGAGTGCGAATTACATTTGTCATTCTTATTTTCCTTATACTGTTTCTTGATAGTAATTTACGATACCGTGAGCAGCAAAGTAAGCTTTAGCTACTTTTTCATTAGGGAAGAAGCAGTAGGAAACACCTACTACCCCATGTTCCCAAGAGTATTCAACCCAACCATCAACAGGTTCCCAAGGATCTGACTTAGACCAGATCTCATACTCTTCTTTAGTCATGCCATACTTAGACATTAGTGGGTCTCATACCAATTTTTACCGATGGCGGCTGAACCGTCCATAATCATTGCTCCGAATTGTTTAGGGGCTTCTCTAAAAGCCTTTAATGCTAGTTCCTTAGCTGCTTCAGCTTGGTCTTCACGAACAAGAAACTGACACTCATCGTGATACACAATAAGAGGTTGCCAGTCAAAGCCACCTTCGTCTAGCTCGTTTTGTAGTTGATCAATAGCTGCAGCAACAGTAATTTTTTCAAAGGACTGTAGAAGATAATTTAGTGCAAGACGTTTACCTTCCATAAAGATAGGACGACCGTCGAGAGCCATGATATAGCCTTTACCAGTCTTAGCTTCAGTAGCCTCGAACATCTTTTCAAGTCGAGTTACTAGTTCATTTAGACCGGGAATCTTTCTTAAGAACTCATTCTTAATCTTTAGACCAACTTCATTATTACGCCTTCCTGTTACGATAAGTGCTAGCTTACCGGGACCACCGGCGAAGATTAGAGCATAGAAGAAAGCCTTTGCTCTCTTTCGTCCATCTGGACCCATGGGGCCAACAATAGACTCAAGAATCTTTCTGTTAAAGTCATGAATATCACCTGTGCAAACAGCTTCGGTGTACTCTTTATTCTCAAGATAGTGCGCTAGAGCACGGTTCTGGTTACCCTTAGAGTCAGCACCAACAATTACATAGCCTGCTGGACTACTGAACAAACTGCGGATTTCAGGTCCGAAGGTAGCATCGGCAGACGGGATGTTAGCAATAATCCCATGACGAGAACGAGCAGTAGGAGTACCAATAACGAAGCAATCGCCATGAATACGTCCAAGATCAGTGACATTTTCTTCTATCCATGTTTTAAGGATTGAATGACGAGAACGAAGAGTGTAGTACTTGTTGATCTTTTCACCAACTTCACCTAGAGGCTCAAGAGAAGCTTCGGTCAACTTGGGGCTAGACTTTACAGGTACACCTTTATCGTTCTTAACATAGTTCCACTCGTCAGGTTCCCAACCTAGATTATACAGAAGATCTTTGACAGATTCCATAGAACCGATATCTGGTTGTACTACTTCAACACGACAATAGTCACCCCACACTGGACGATCTTCCTCTTGACCACGAGCAGGATCAATCTCGAACCAAGCAGCAGTTCTTACAGCATAGTTACCTGTCTTGACCCAAGCAGGGGACTTATATTCAGGATCAGAGTCTACTTTAGCTAGTTTCATTCGTAGCTGAGGATTGATAAAGTCTTCAATCTTAGCCATTTCATCTTCTAGCTGTTGTTTTACTTCTAAGGCTTTAGCAACATCGAAAGGCCAACCATGTAGAATAGAACGGCCAACATAGCGAGAAATTCCATGTTCTACTTTTAACCCTAGTTTCAACTTGTCTTTGTTTTTACGAGAGCTAAGTTCATCTATTAAGTAACGATAAACTTTAACGTTCAACTCAACGTCTACTACACAACGATTCCGCATTTCAGGACTGTATTGTGACCAGTCTTCATGCTCTACTTTAGGATACTTAAAGAACTCACCCCAAGCCTTTAGACTATGCCCAAATCCAAAACGTTTATAGTTAAGGACTTGGGACATAATCATTGTATCTACTAGCTTCTGTGTCTTCTTAGGTTTCCAGCCAAGAAGTTTCTCAAGCACTAACAAGTCATACATTAAAATGTTATGGCCTGAAAGTAACCTACAGCTATCAAGAAAGCTTGGTAACTCTTTTAGTGGTCTTGCATCTTTGTCATAATCCGAGAAAACAGTCTGTTCACCCGTACTAAGATCCCTAGCTACAAAAATCCAAATAGTAGTAACCTCTGGGAGTAGTCCGTCCGTTTCGAGGTCAAATACTACTTGTTTATTTTTTAACATAGTCTACAATCTTAAACTTTTCGTTTGTTAGGGAGCGAAGCTGGTTGATCAGAATTTTTGCGGTACCATGAATATACGGACCCTCTGGAAACCCTAGCTCACGTAGGAGAGGACCAGTATACCCGATACCACTCTTATAGTTATCACGTTCACGAACAACGACAAAATTTTCTAGCATATTATACTTCTCCGAGTACTTGGACGATCTTGTCTAGGTCAATTTTATTGTTCTCTGAACACATACCTAGAATCGTCTTCAATGTTTTACTTTCAATACCATAGATACCTAGCAACTCTTCTTCGAGAGCAGCAGGATCAGACCAATCTACTTTACTTGCTGAGACAGCTAACGACAACAGTGATGAAGGACTAACACCCCAACCTCGCTTGATAAATTTGTTTAAACGGCTAATAGCAGAAAGAACGAAACGTGTATGACCTGTGTAGATCAACTCATTCTTAGCTAGAGACTCTTGACTACGACCTTCGTAGTATACAGAACCAAGGAGAAGACCAAGTGGATTAGGTCTCCAATACACCTTACAGTGTTCGTAGTCGAAGGTGGTAAACACCTCTTTAGGTTCACCAATAAAGCGGAAGATCAACTGAACTCCGTTTGTCAGTGTTAGAGCATTTTTAGAAAGATAACAAGGATAAACTTTTACTCGTTTGTTACCTTTGAGTTTCTTGACAGTATCGTTAAACTCTTCAATAAGGTCTTCAATACTAACTTGTGTTTCTCTAGCTAGTACTAAACGTCCTCGTTGTAAGTTTGGATTAATTGGATCGACATCGAACTGTAGTTTGAAGTAACTCCCAACTCCAATCCTCTGGATCAGTGTGTTGAAAACAGCTGTAGCTGCTTTTGTTGTTGTAAAGAACAAATCATAATCTTTAACATGCTCATCTTTTGCTGTACTTACAATAGCACCGCCAGCAATGAACGAACTACACAGAATCTCCTTATTGAAGACAGTAGAGCTAAGTTCTAGCTCAGTTAGTTTGTTTGTGCAGAGATTATTTACTGTTCTTAGAAAACTCATTTTTTCATCCAGCTAAAGACGTTACGAAGGTAGGTTAGGTACCAAACAGACTTGTTTAGTTCTTGTACTTCATCGTCCTTTCCACCTAGACGTAGCATGTATTTCCATGTTTGACCTTTTAGGTGACCACGGAACTCTTCAGGAGTCATCATAAACTCCATCACTTCAATGTATTGAAGGCTAATAGAACCGTCTGATTGGGTTACTGCCTTAACACGTTCTGCCGGAATTACAAGAACACCTTGGTAGTGTTTAGGGTTAATTGCATCACTCATTTTAGGATTCCAGTTTGTTGAACAAGGTTGTCGATAAAGTAGGCTAACTCTTCTGGGTCATCTGTTTCCCAAGACAACTTAGAGTCTAAGTGTACTACTTTGACTACTAGACAATCTAGGGTTTTATGTTTCCTTCGAAGTTTAGTGAAGAAGCGTTTAGCCTCATTAGGATCGAAGGTTACTCTATTAGGTCCACGTTCAGCATCAAGATGAATACTGAACTCCCACTTAGCATTACTTCGTTTCAGCCTCATATTTACCTGTAATATGCTAGAGTTGCTTCCAATGCGTCTTCAAGTGTAGAGTGAATTTCAGTTGAGAAGACCTCGACAAAAGGATGTACTAATCCCGGTTCAAGTACAGTGATAACAGTTTTACCTTGTTGAGAAGCCAAAGCTAACTCACAGATAGAACCCCATGCTTTTCCCTTACCTCTTGCTCTTAGATTCAGAAGAACAACATTTGAATTACGGATATCTTGAAGGTCTAGCTGAACAATCTTTCGAGCTAGATTAAATGTATAAGGTTGGTCGTGAAACTTTTTCCTTCGTGTTGGATCTAGTGTATGAATCTGATGCCCATGAAAGAAGCTAGTGGCAGTTTCCCGCCACTCTGTTGCTTCTTTTAGACTGATTCCTTCAATTGGTCCAGCAAGGTAAACAGTCATTGTTTGTTCCTATCAGTAAGGGTCGTTTTCGTCGTTCTTGTTTTCAGTGTTTTCGACGATCTCATAATCGTCAGTTAGCTCAAACTCGTCAGCATCCCCACGAGCCTCGAACTTAATTAGCTTCTTAATCTGAATACCTTTTAGAGTACGACCAGATTTATCTTCTTTAGTAAAGAAGCTGATGTTCGCAATAGAACCATTACCTACAGTATTAGGATCTACAGGAGTACCATCAGCGAGAATAACGTTGACTGGTTTGTTTGGTTTTGTTACGTCTTCGTTACCGTCTTTATCAGATTGGAAAGCATAACGAGATAGGCTAGTCTTGTAGACAAGCTTACCATCTTTGTCTTCCATTGGTGAGAACTTAAAACCATAGTCCTTTTCAAGTGACTCTTTGGTCTTCTTGTCCTTTACACGAATTTGTACAGAGAACTTTGCTGGACCCTTGTTCTGATAACGTTCAGGACGAGCAGGATCGCACTTAACCCAGTGAATTTCAACGTTGTTAATAATAGCCATTAGACATTTCCTTTTTATTTTAAGACAGTTATAGACAGTTTAGCATTTCTGCTTTATAGCTAAGAGGTGGTTACACTACTAGAAGTCGGCTCTTGCAGCGTCAATTAAACTAACAGTGTAGGGATCACCATATGATTGTATGTAGTGATCAAGGCTTAGTGCTCCTTCCTCTTGTTTTTGTTCCCACTTAGCAATTGCCTCGTCTGGGGTATCTGCCTCGATTACTACGACAGACTCAAGCTTACATATAACAGCAAATTTAGCCATCGTTTCTCCTTAACAGAAACAGAAGTCAGATTCAAGTACTTTAGTAATATCAAGGTTGCCACGTTTAGGCATCATTGACTCACAACCAAGTTGTTTGAGAATATGCTTTAGAGGATCTCCTTTGTATAGTTCAACGAACTTCTCCCTTACTAGTGGGAAAAGCTTACTCATGTTACCTGCAGTGGTACCCCAAGAGTCATGGATAGCAGCAACGTCAAAGTCTGCTGCATGAATCACCATAGCCATATGAACAGCATCAAGGCTATGAACGATATTAGGGCTAGCACCTAGCTTCTGAGAATCTTTGTCTAGTGTAGACTCTTCCCAGTTTTCTACAACAACGTGAAAACGACTGTCACCATAAGATAACCAAGTTCGGTTACTTGTTGGTTGACGATAGTTTTGAACAACAGGAAAGTTAGTCACAGGTGACTTCCAAGCCATGTACTCATGCTTGTCGTTGTAGATGTCTGCTACTTGTTCGAACAACTTTAGAAGGCTACCTGGCCCTTTTAAGTCTTCATAACAAGCAGCATGTAACTCACGGCCTAACATAGAGGCCCAAAGCTTCTCTTGTTTACCTAGATACTCATTGATAGTTCGAGTGTCATCCCAAACTTGTTGACCCATACCATAAGGTACAGCACCGTAGGCAGAAGTCATAACTGGTCGCTTACAGATCTTTCGGCGAACCTTTAGATCTTTGATTCGATTCCAGTAAACAGGATAAAGAGCTTCTCGTAGTTTTCGATTGTTGTTTCTCCAAGTTTGTACTGCAGTATAAGCAAGAGCTTTTTTCTCACTACCTGCAGGAGAATCATCATACTCTTTTTGTAGACGTTCAGCTTCGTTGAGGATATAGTCTAGCTGTTGAAAAACAATACTAGGTACTTTCATTTCAAGACGTTCAAGACGAGTCCAAACCTTTTCAGCTACAAGAGCATAAAGGTCGCCGGGCAACTGACTAGGAACAAGGTTAACATAAGGAGCTAACTCTTCGTCCTTAGACATAGCTGTTAGGTGTTGAGAACCGTTATTAGAACCGTCGATGAACAGTGGTAGATGAGACACAAACAACTCTTGTGGATGACCTGCATCACACCAGTTTTGTAGTAGTCTTAGCTCCATACAGAAAGCAAGGAAGCTAAAAGGCTTATCCGCTTTCATCCAACCTGTATTGTCATAAGGATTGTCTGCATAACTAAGAAACAACTCAAAGTTTTGTAGACAGAACTCTGCACGATCATCAAGTTCGCATTTATCATTACCCCAAGTGTTAGAACCATGAACGAGCATCCAAAACAGACCCTCCTCCCCAATAGGTACTCCATTAGCAAACAGAAGAAGGCTCTTAGCGTTATCACTAGATTGCTCATGAAGGAAAGCAGTATTAGGATACAACCGACCACGGAAGTCAGTATTATAAAGATGATAGAAGACTTTGTCTACATTCTTTCTAGCTAGCCTTTGAATTGAACTTAACTCAATATATAGGCTCTCTTTCTTCTCGATATCCTTTTCTTGTTTGTACTTTAACGGATTGTTTTCTACA